CTATCACATTCAACAACGCATATAAGTTTCCAACCTCAGATGGTACTGCTGATCAAGTTTTGGTTACTGATGGCGCAGGAACTCTTAGTTTTGCCGATGCAAGCGGAGGTGGTGCAACTGTAAGTTCAGATACCAGTACAAACACTAACTTTTTATTATATTTTGCAAGCACCACAACTGGTGCGTTGACTGCTGTCAAACAAGACAGTGGATTAACCTACAATCCAAGCACGGGTTTGTTAACTTCAGCAGCATTTAGCGGAAGTGGTGCAAGTTTAACTGCGTTAAATGGATCAAACATAAGCACAGGTACGGTAGCGGCTGCACGTGTAGCAACACTTAATCAAAATACCACAGGCACTGCTGGCGGTTTTTCAAGTGCGGTGACAGTTTCACTTTCAGGTGATGTTACTGGTAGTGCTACCTTTACAAATGCAGGTGATACGGCAAGCATTACAACTACTATTGCATCCAACTCGGTAGCACTAGGTACTGATACTACAGGAAACTATGTTGGCACAATTACTGGCGGTACTGGAATTGCATCAACTGGAGGAACTTCAGGAGAAGGTGTGGAACATACACTATCAGTTGATCTTAGTGAACTAACGGATATGACTGCTGCGATGACAGGCACTGATGAATTTATTGTTCTCGATGCCGGTGCAGACAGACGTAAAGCTGCTAATGAAATTGGGTTAAGTATCTTTAACAATGATGCTGGTTTTACTACCAACACTGGGGATATTACAAATGTTAGTGTAAGTGGAACAGGACTTTCAGGTGGTGGTGCTAGTGGCAGTGTAACAATTACAAGTAATGCTACAAATGCAAACACAGGTAGCACAATTGTTGCTAGAGATGGTTCAGGTAACTTCAGTGCCGGTGTAATAACTGCTACACTGACAGGTACAGCATCAAATGCTGCCTTACTTGACAATATTGATAGCTCACAGTTTCTACGAAGTGATGTTGCCGATACTAAAACATCAGGTAATTTAAGTTTTAATGATAGTGTAAAAGTTGTATTTGGTACTGGTGATGATTTAACAATACATCACGAACCAGGATTTAGTATTATTAGAGATCAAAATGCTAATCCAATATTTATACAAACAGACAATACTCAATATGGTGTAGCAATAACTAAAAAATTTGGTACTGAAGTTATGGCTTATTTTATACCTGATGGTGCAGTAAACCTTTATTACAATAACTCCCTTAAACTAGCCACCAAATCAGATGGTGTAGACATCACAGGTGAACTTCAGTCTGATAGCTTGGATGTAGATGGTGCTGCTGATATCAGTGGTCAAGTTAATTTCCATTCTAATGTTGTTATGGATGATAATAATCAATTAATTATTGGTAATGGTTCTGATTTAAAGATTTATCACGATGGTAGTAATAGCTATGTAGACGAACAAGGAACTGGTAGTTTATTTATAAGGGGTTCAAGTACTATTGACCTTATTACAGCTGATGGCACAGAATATATGGCTAGATTTCAGGTTAATGGATATAACAAACTTTATCATAATGGATTGGAAAAATTAGAAACCACCGCAACAGGTGTTACTATAACAGGCGTAATGAGTGGTACTGCAACATCTGCAAGATACGCTGACTTGGCAGAAAAATATACCAGTGATCAAGATTATGAACCAGGCACTGTTGTTGAACTTGGAGGCGAATACGAAGTAACACAAACTCGTAGGTCTAGAAGTACTGCCATTGCAGGCATAGTTTCTACCAATCCGGCACATCTAATGAACGATCAACTCGAAGCTGAACATGTAGTGGATGTTGCACTAATTGGACGTGTTCCTTGTAAAGTTGTTGGGCAAGTTCGCAAAGGTGATTTATTGATAAGCAGTGACGAACCTGGACATGCACAAGCATACAAAGACATACACAATCCACCAACAGGTAGTGTAATTGGCAAGGCAATAGAATCAAAAGTCATTGAAGAGCCAGGTGTAATTGAAGTTTTAGTGGGAAGATTATAATGTTACAAAGATATCGTACTGACTATGATGGCGAATTTGTTATTGTTAGTAACACTATTAAAAATGGTAAAAAACATCAAGAGCGTGAATGGATTGATAATCCTATCGAAAACCAACATATTTCAGGAAGAGCCGCAGTTATTGGAAACGGCGATAGTAGATATATAACAAAAGTTCACGGAAAGTTTAATTTAAAAAACAATATTGAACGACATGCTGGTTGGCATCTTGGAAGGAAAAGATTGCAAAGTTATGGTTCCCAAGGTTGCTGGCAAGAAATGCAATGCGATTTTTACGTTGAATTTGACCAGAATGTTCTCGAACAAATACAAAACGAAGGTTATCAAAAAATCTCTAGTGTGTATAGTAATGCTCGTAACTGTATTGATAATCCGGGTGAATTTTATTTGGTACCCTATGGAACACGTGGTAAAAGCATAGCAGTTGCAACTTGGCTGGCATGTTTTGATGGACACAAAGAAATTTTTCTGCTTGGAGCTGATTGTCGTAATGCCAACAGTGAGTTTGATGCACAGTTAGTTAATGAAATGAATAGTGTAATAAGTCGATACGCAAGTGTGAAGTTTATATATGTTACAGATAATATACCACCCAGTGATATTTGGCGTGAAAACCAAAACTTTTCAATATGGACTTATGCTGAGTTTATTAGTTTTTGCGATATTTGAAACTGTTTGATATTTTCAATTTTATCTAGTATTTCTTGGAAATTAATCGTTGTCCACAAGCCTGGATGTAAAGGTTTTGGATAAACTCCAGATTTTATCCAAGAATATCCATGGTGTTCGTTGTTTAATATTGGTGTAAATTCCTGTTTGATTAAACACAAGAAGGTATGATACGAAAATTTATTATCAATGCTGGTAAACTTTTCAATTGGAACTAATTTGATTGTTTCTGGCCAAATGCCAATTTCTTCTTCGCACTCTCTTTTCATAGTAGCTTGTAGGTTTTCGCCAGTATCAACTTTGCCTCCAGGCAATCCCCAGCAACCAGGATTCTTACTATCATTTCTCAATAGGTAAAGATATCTATTGGTTTTAATACTGTAAAACCAAACTCCTACTGCGTTTATCACAGAACAATGCTCCATTCACCTTCTGGATACAGTCCTTCATAGCTTTTTAACCACTGATTGTCTGCCCATCTGTATTGTACACTCGTTGTAAGGTTTGTCACATATTGCACTGTACTCTCATTACTAGAATCAAATGCAATATTCCAACGTACTCCATCAAATTGAACAATATCATTTGTATTTGCAACCAAAGTTGATCCATCAGTACCACGCCATGCTTCAGCAAAACCAGGATCGTCAACACTATCTCGTCCAGTGTCGTTTATGAACAAATAACGTTGTCCTTCTGATGCCGCCGGTAAACCGTTTGTTGTACCAGGGCCTTTTGCCTGTGGATTTACTATTGCGTTGATAGGGTCAAGTGTGTTTTGTGGAATAGTGTCTGCATCAACAGTAAACAATAAAAACCTATCATCACTTGGATCGTAAGAAACAGTGCCAACAATAATGCTATCGTCATATGGATTGTCCAGTCTAATTTGACTTATTCCAGCACGTAAACTGCCATATAGATCAATCACTGTATGCCAAAGTAGATTGCTTGGCGGTGCTGATGGCACTTGTACACCACTATTATTTGTTACAACTGCTTGTGGTTCTAATACTTGTAGTTTGGTGCCAAGTAGTAGTGCTTGGTAATTAAATGGGGTAAATTTTTGTCTTGTACCCATTAACAAATCACTGTCGTATATTGCTTCGTTAAGATCACCAGTTCCATCATATACACTGGCAATAATTTTTTCCACTACGCCAAGTTTTTTTACTTTTGCTGGCGGCGAAATAAAAATTGGCATAACAAAACGCAATGATGCAATATCAATTGGATCGTCGGTACCTTGTGGTATGCTTCGTGAACTCCATGTTACTTGTTCAAGATACATAACACTGAGACTGGTCCAGTCAATAAAATTATCAGTGCTTTGTATTTCTAATCCTGGATTGAAAAGTGTTAATATCTGTTCAAGTATTTGTAATTTCTGATTTGTATTTGATGTCCAAATATCAACATTGATTTCAAGATCGTATGGTACGGGCATGAGTTTTTCTATGGTAAAAGCATTGCCTTGAGTGGTTTCGTAGGATTCACTCTCTGTGTCCCAATATCTTTGTCTTACATTTTGTTTTTCTACAAAATATGGTTCTTGTACTCTATCTCGAGCATAGTTCAAATTAGTTACATGAAAAGTCATCAATGGTGTGCTAGGTAAACTGTTAGCACTATTTTGTTGAATTATTGTTTGTGCCTGTCTTGTAGCATCGCCATAACGCACAGGCACTCTGTACAGAGCTTTTTTCTGTGGGTTGTCTGTTTCATAGCCATATTCAACTTGAAAATTTGAAAATACCCTGGTAACTTGCAGTAGAAATCGACGTATTTGTTCGTCATAAAAGAATTGTTGCATTAATTATCTGCCTGCGGTTTGAGCAATTTACTCAATGGTTGACGTTCTGGTATGTTGCCACGATCTTCTGTTGCAGTTTCATTGGTATTGTTAACAAAACTGCTTCTTTGTGTTTGTGAAGTTACGTTTCCATAACCTGTAACTGTTTTTGTTATATCACCTGGTGTCAAATTGGTTCTCACATCGTCTTCGTACTTAATCCATCGTGTTCCGCTATAGCGAAAAAGTCGATTCGGATAGTAGTCTAAACGCAGTGCAAAGTCGCCTTCTTGAGGGTTGCTTGGAAAACTTATTCCAGGTGTTACCGGCAAGCCATTTGGTGCAAGTCCATCACCTGTGAGATATCCTAATGTATAACCATTTGCTCTTGGCGATTGTGGTTGCCCATCAACATCAACGTTTGTAGTATCTACTGTGATGCCTGTGTTATCTACAGTGTAACTATTTGGATCTGCTGGTGATCCATCTTCGTTTGTTGGTACAATGTAAAATTTTACTGTATCGTACCCACTGAGAGGAACTTCGTATTCTGCCTGTTGCAGAATAGCATCATTGATTTCGAGATCTTTTTGAACTGTACCAAAAGTATCACGTTCGCTTGTTGGCTCAAATTCTTCCCAATGTGTAGTATCAGTGATTTCAACACCAGGATCTACATCCTTAATTGCTTTGTAATAGGTATCGCCACTTAAAACAATACTACCTTTAGGATAATAATTTCCATTATCCCAAATATTTTTTTCTTCAAACGGTTTTTTAAGTATGTCATTGTATTCTTGAGCACTTACTAATGGTGTAGCTTTTACACGCCATAGATGTGGTAACCATGTTTGCGAAAATCCTTCACTTGCAAACGCAGCGTCTTGTATTACATAATACTTAGGTATAGCTCTAGCAATACTACTATCAAGAGGGTTGAAATCTTTAAGATTTGGTAATTCAAGTACATCTCCACTCATGAGTTTACGACCAATTGTGTCGATCATAAAGTTGTAATGAAAAGTTATAAACAGTGTGTCATTGTTTAAAAACAATCCAAATTGACTAAGATCAAAATCTATGTCTTGAGAATTGTACACACCTCGCATTTGGTAAACATCATCATCATATTTTCTATCTCTGTTTTCCAGTAGGAAAAGATCTTCAATGAACAACGGTGATTCAGTACTGTAAGCAGGTTGAGTCGCATCTTGTGTTCCACCACTTACACTTGAACTGTCGTCTCCGGTGACTTGAGGGCCAAGATACTTATGTACAAACATGTCAACGCCGCCCACCTGGTACATTTCCATAATGGCACGGTCAATAAATTTGTAATCATTTTGACGATTTGGGCGATATAAACTTAATCTAGGCATACAGTAATCCTTCTTACTGTATTTATGGTCCTAGAAAGCAACCTTAACTGGTTCAACGCCGGTAATTGATACTAACTTTTTACAAATAGCACTTACATCTTCTAATGTCAACCATCCTTTAACAGTATCTCCTGGATTGGTTATTCCAGGCAACTCTATTCCGTGACCATTGCCATCACTTATCATGATTTCAAAAAAGCCTTCGGGTCCGCCATAACTGGCTTCGTGTTGTATGATACTTAGTTCATACTTTTTATAATCAAGTACAAGCTGAATTCCTTTGTGATATTTGCTAGTATCAAACTGTAAACCTAGAAGAGTTGCATTCATTTTTTTAAACTTTCTTTGTGCATTTTTTCCATCTCATCAATGAGCTTCATAAAGCCTTCAAGCATTGCGTCACCAGGATTTTTTGCTTGTTCTCCAGCAGGAATACACACTGCTTCTATATCAACATTTTTCAGTGCATCAACTGCTATGTTACAGGTTTGTTCGTTAGGATACACAACTGGGTTTGCTAACATCATTGAGATTAACATCCATTTCATTAATTTTCTCCATTGAGTTCACGGTTAAGTTTTCTAAGAAGATACATGGCATTTTGTGTCCAAAAGTCTTTACCCCAAGTACCATCAGCAAAACTGCCAGCGGCTTGCCAGCAATTATCTATACGACGTTCATATAGTTTGAGTATTTTCTCATTAAGCATATTTCCAATCCTTAAATTCATCTTCGTAGCATTCTACTACGTTGTATACAGCTTTAACAAGTTTAATATCTTTAATATTACCAAATGATTGAGTATTATCCATCATATTCAAAAGGTCTTTTTCTGCTGAACTTATTGAGTCATGTTTTCCAGTTTCGTATTCAACTAATTTATTGTTTTCTTTTACTAAACCAGTAATTTGGATTTTCCTAAACATATGTCGCTCCTTGTTTCTAACTATATTTTTATAATAACATGTAAAATTTAAAAGTCAACCTTTTGATTGTAAAAGAATAAAATAATTGAGGTTGACACTAACTACATACATGTTATACTCTGTACACAGTTAGAACTATAGGAGCATTTAATGGCAAAAGGCAAAAGTTTAATGAAGCCAGGCACTCGCAAGAAAAAGCCAGTTGTAAGGAAACAACGTAGTAAAGCACAAGATCCAAGTTGGACTACTGCACTTGAAATGAGTGGTCAAGCATATCATCGATATAAGATGGTCAGTGTTGATTGGTACTACCAAGAACGTAAGCCTATTGAACTGTTTCCTGATCTACTAGCATGGATGAAAGAAAACAACTATAGCAAAGAAGACATTGCTACTATCAAACGACATGGACATAATGGTATGGTATATCCAAGTATCTATGCTAGATGTTTACGTCAAGGCATGCCAGACATACATCCTGAACACAATGCATATTGGCAAACATTGCCAGGCACAATTGGTGATGTGCATCCTACCAGTGATTATGTTAAAAAAAGTATTGCAAATGCCCTAGAACGCACACCTCCTGCACCAAAACTTGTTGTAGATAATACAAAACCAAAAGTTGAACGTAAGACAATCCAAGAAAACATGCGTGATAAAACCATGGATATCGAAGGAGCAGTCCATGAGCTTGTTGATGAGTTTGTTAACAATGACTACAAGGATCCAGACAAGTATAGTGTAATGAAACTGTTGAGAGAAGAAGGTTGTCCACCACAGACCATTGATATAATCTCTGATCCTCTCAAAGCACAACTCAGTGAAATCAATGAACTTATGAATCCACCTACGAAGAAAGAACTTGCAAAAATGTCAGAGCAAGAACAAGATATAGTGGCACAATTAGAAGAAGGCTATTTGCACATGGGCAAGTTACAGATACGTAGTTTGCAAAAGTTCTTAGAACGAGCAGTTGCTGATTGTGCAAGTTATGTACAGGTTAAAAAAGCAGATAGAGCACCAAGAGCTACCAAACAAAAAACACCTGCACAGTTGGTACGTAAATTCAAGTATCTAAGACGTTTTGATGAACTAGAACTTACAAGTTTATCGCCAGAAAAATTAGTCCATGGTTCTGAAGCATGGCTATACAATACAAAAACACGAAAACTGATATATGTGGTTGCCGACGAAACAATTAAAACCTACAGTATAAAAAGCAATAGTGTAATAGGTTTTGATCCAAACAAAAGTGTGCAAAAAACACTGCGTAAACCTGCAGAACAATTGAAAGAACTAATGAAAGGCGGAAAACCCAACAATCGTAAACAGTTTGCCAGTATCAAAGCCACTGAAATAAAGTACAATGGCAGAGGCAACGAACACGTTGTAATACTCAAGGCCTGGTAATTTGCATAAATACTATCATAGGATGGTATTATGGCAACTGAAACATTAGATCAAACATTAGAAACAAAAAAACAAGAAGTATTTGATTACATCAAGTTACAATTAGGTGAAGGCATAATTGATACTGAACTTGATGCAGATCACTATGAAAGTGCCTATCAACGTGCAATTGGTGTTTATCGACAAAGAGCTGAAAATGCTTTTGAGGAAAGTTACAACTTTCTTACTCTAAGAGAAGACACAAACGTATACACCTTGCCAAGTGAAATAATGACTGTACGTCAAGTATTTCGCAGAACCATTGGTTTTAGCAATGGTGGCGAAGGATCAGCTTTTGAACCATTTAGTTCAGCTGCACTTAATACATATTTGCTAAATGGCAATCAAATGGGCGGACTTGCAACATATGATTTTTATTCACAGTATGTAGAGCTTACTGCTAAGATGTTTGGTGGATTTTTAAACTATAATTTTAACAGTGCAACTAAGCAAATTACATTGATGCGAGATATAAAAGGTTCAGGCGAAGTTGTGCTTCTTTGGTGTTATAATCTACGTCCAGAAGTTCAGTTGTTAACTGACTTTTCTACACAACAATGGATAAAAGATTACATGATTGGTAATTGTAAACTTATAATTGGCGAGGCTAGAGAAAAGTTTGCTACTATTGCTGGACCGCAAGGCGGTACTGCTCTCAACGGTGCACAAATGAAAGCAGAAGGATCTGCTATCATGGATGCAAAAATTGAAGAACTTAAAAATTATGTTGATGGATCGCAACCACTTACTTGGGTAATTGGCTAATGCGAGCAGAAGAGTTTATCACTGAACACGAAATGGTGTTCAGTAGAACTGGCAACAAATTAAAAACAAAATGGCGTTGCACAAGTGGTGCACGACGTGGCCGTGTTGTTGGCAATGCCAAAGATTGTGATAGTCCTATTGATCAAAAGCGTCGAGCACAAATGAAAGTGACTCGTAAGACCAAAAGTAAACAGGCAGCACGTAAAGCCAAAAAAACAAAACGTGTAAATCCAGCAAGTAAACTGTTAGGAATGCTCAACAAGATTCGCAAACAAACTGTTTCATCAGGCGGAAAAGTAAAGAGTGCATACAAGCCACCAAAGACAAGCCTAAAAGGCACAGTTGGTACAAAGAAAACAGTGAAACCAAGAAAATAGGTTGACATCGACTGGTATCCTGCTATAATGATAACATGGATATTATGATAGATATAGAAACTGTAGGCACAGGACCTAATGCCTGTATTCTTACAATAGCAGCACAAACCTTTGATCCTTTCAGTGTTGGGTACCATAAACAAGATTACTATGCAAGAGTCGATGTTGATAGTCAACCAGATAGAGAAGTTGATGATGCTACTGTAGAATGGTGGGCAACACAACCACAACAAGCACAAGACGAAGCATTCTCTGAAGAAGGCAGAATACCACTTAAAAAAGCATTAGAAGAACTGAGTAAGATATGTTTTCATTGCAATCTGACGTGGGCCAATGGTACAACATTTGATATGGTTATATTAGAAAATGCAATGAAACAACTAGGCTTGCCTATACCTTGGCAGTTCTGGAATGTGAGAGATGCAAGAACTGTTTATAGTTTATATCCTGATTTACCTAAGCCACGTGCAAGTCATCATGCACTTGAAGATTGTAGAAGGCAGATAGATTTGTTACAACAAACAATAAAACATTTAAAAGTAACTGGACTTAAATGATAATAGGAATTTGCGGACTTATAGGAAGTGGCAAAGGCACAGTTGCCGATATCCTTGTGGAGCAAGGATACAAAAAAGTAAGTTTTGCTGACAAATTAAAAGACGGTGTTGCTACTATATTTGGTTGGGACCGAGATATGTTGGAAGGCGATACAGACCAAAGCAGATCTTGGCGTGAGAAAGAAGATGATTTTTGGACCAAAGAAACAGGTAGAACAATTACTCCAAGAATAGTGCTACAAGAGTTTGGGACTGAATGTATGCGAGATGGTTTCTATAATGGAGTATGGGTAAGTTTGTTAAAGAAACACATGATTGACAATCCTGGCAACTACGTCGTTCCTGATGTGCGTTTTCGTAACGAACAAAACATGATACGGGATCTCAATGGTGAAATTTGGCAAATCAAACGAGGCGAGGATCCTGAATGGTTTGAGAAAGCAATATTTGATAATGCCAATCCTGACACAAGTAATCTAATGATTGATGTGAACATACACGAAAGTGAATATAAATGGATAGACGTAAATACTAAATTTAATTGTATATTACAAAATAACGGCACTGTAGATGATTTAAAAGATCTAGTCCTCGATCAAATCGCCAACACGCCAAGGTAGTTCAAGTTTAGTAATTTCAACACTGCAATTTAAACAAACATTTCTGAGATTTGTTAAGTCACAGTTATTCAAATCACCATCCATATGAAATACTAAAATCTGTGCTCCGCTTTTTGCATAAAAGCCACATCTATCGCAACTTTGCTTTTTCTTAAATCCACTTTTCATCCAACGAGGAGTCTTTGGACGCATCTTCCTTTTTTGTCGAATACAACTGTCGCATCTTGTGCGATAGTGTGTTTTATTTTCTTTGATATAGTTGATTGCCACTAACCTACGGTTACAAGCACTGCAAATAGGCCTATTCATACGGGTATTTAGTAATATAAACCTTTGCAAAGGGCACTATATCAAGCAAGAAAATGGATATTCTTATAAATATCAGTAAGAAGATTTTAACACAGAGGAAGTGAAACATGGCACTAACATCACCAGGCGTAGAAGTTACCATAATAGACGAAAGTAATTATCTACCAGCCGCAACGAATTCAGTCCCTTTTATTTTGATAGCAACTGCTCAAAATAAAGTAAGTGGAGCAGGAGTAGGAGTAGCCGCAGGTACAACGGCAGCGAATGCAAATAAACCTTACCTGATAACATCACAAAGAGATTTATCTGCAACATTTGGTACTCCTTTCTTTTATAGCACAGCCGCAGGAACAAGCATTAACGGATACGAACTAAATGAATATGGTTTATTAGCAGCCTATTCAGCACTTGGTATTAGTAACAGAGCTTATGTACAAAGAGCTGACATTGATCTAAGTCAACTTACTGCTACTACAGTAAGACCAACTGGAGATCCAGCAGATGGTGCATATTGGTTTGATACAGGTATAAGTGCATATGGTGCATTTGAATGGTCATCAACTACAAATGTTTTTACAAACAAGGTGCCAACTGTAATAACAAACGTAGCAGATTTAGTAGGCGGTGTATCAAGTGGTGTTCCGTTAGATTCAATTGGTAGTATCGGCGACTATGCAATTAATACTACTAATACAAGCAATCCTATGTATTATAAGTCACCAGGAAATAGTGCCGCTAGTGTTACTGCAAATTCATGGGTATTGGTTGGAAGCGACAGTTGGAAAAATTCATGGCCAACAGTAATTGGTACTGCTACCAATCCAACAATTACTGCTGGTAACAGTATGGTTATCAATGATACAACTGTTACTGCCTCAGGAACTACATTAACATCACTTGCAAGTGACATAAACACTGCTTCAATAACAGGTATTACTGCTCTTGTAAGTTCTGATAACAAATTAGAAATTTATGCAGATAGTACTGCAGCCAATGATGGTTCTACCGACGATGGCAATGGTATTGCAATGATCGATGATGGAAACAACTCAACATTGTTAACTGAAGTTGGAATTGCAACAAGTACTTCAAGAGGTGATAAGCCTTATTATGCACCAGTTGTGCATTTTGGACCAAACTATAGCAATCCACAATGGCAGAGTTTTGATACAGAGCCTCATCCAACAGGTTCAGTTTGGTTTAAAACAAACAATGTTAACCTTGGTGCAAACT